GATTATGAAGACACGAGATACATACCACACTTCCAGACATTTATTAATCAACGCAAATGGGAAATGTTTGGAACTAAACCTAGAATATCCAAACCTTATGGTGAGGAACATGATTGGAGGAAATAATGAGTATGAATTACCCAAGTGATTTTATGGAACACGGATATATCAGTAATTGTTGTGGTGCAGGAATAATTTATGGTGATATTTGTATGGAATGCAAAGAGCATTGTGATGCCGAAAGTGAGGACGAAGAAGATGAAGAAGATGAAGACTTATAATATAAGAGTACCCATCTGGAAAACAAGATCGATAGGAGTAGCGACCTATCGACCACCTTGCCTAATAGACATCACCTACACCAACACCAATGGTGAGAGAATTTATCCCGATACATACCTCGTAACGAAAGAATTTGCAGAGCAGTATCCTGTGAGAAAATTCGGCAAAAGTCCAGAAATGTACATAATTCCTATTAATAGACTAATTAAGACGAGCGAGGATTCGATTTAAGGCCCCTTAAAAAAGTTAGCAAGGGGTTTGCCTTACCCTTTTAGGGCGAAAAACCACATTAGGCTTATATTGGTTTGAACTACATTGGTGTCCATTTAACATAATTAAAGGAGAGAACATGAAACATAACTCAATAGATTCAGAGAGGTCGGTCGTTGGAGGGTTGCTGCTAGACCCTTGTGTTGACAGAGTCTTACCAACCAGACTGACCCATGAAGATTTTAGCGATGAGCGTTTGGGTTACATCTTTGAGTGTATCTTGGAGATGGCTAGAGATAAAAAACCAATTGATATTTTGACTGTTAGAGATTACATCGACTCTCAATACCAACCCAAGGTACGAGAGATCACAAGTAGTTCAAGTAGGTCATGGGTAGTTGACTTTCAAGATTTAGCAATGCTAAGTGAGAACTCAACTGGCACTTCAAATATTGAGGTGTATGCCAACCACATTCGAGAGGTTAGAATTAAAAATGAGATTGATGATCTTAAAAAAGATATTAATTACGATAATTATCAAGAAACAGTTTCTCAGATACAGACACTTGAACTGGAGATGGAATCCAAGAACGGCAATAGTATCTTCTCGATTGTTGGAAAAACAATAGACTACCTAGAGAATCCAAGCGAGAGTGGTTTTGGTTTATCTTCTGGATTTGAATCATTAGATTCTTTAATATCTGGATTTAAAGCACACACATTAACAGTTGTCGCAGGTAGACCCTCTATGGGAAAATCTACCCTAGCCCTAAATATCGCAGACCATGTATCTCAAACCAACAATGTATTGTTTTTCTCTCTTGAAATGAGCCAGATACAACTCATGCTTAAAATGGTGTCCTCTAAAACCTCAATTCCTCTATCGAAGATTGACAAGGGTGAACTAAGCGATTCAGAAGAGGGGAGATTCTATAAAGAGTTATCTAAAACAGGTAACCAGAGCCTCACCATAATAGATAAGGGTGGATTAACAGTAAAAGATATTGTGGTTAGGTCTAGACAGGCTAATAGTGAATTGAAGGTTGACCTTATTCTAATAGATTACCTACAGATTATGAAGTATGACAAGGGTAGAGAAATCTCAGAATTGGGGAACATAACTAGAGAGTTAAAATATCTCTCTAAAGAACTAGGAATACCCATAATTCTATTATCTCAATTAAGTAGGGGGGTAGAGTCCAGGGAGAATAAAAGACCTTATATGAGCGATTTAAGGTCATCTGGTGAAATAGAGCAAGATGCAGATATTGTTTTAATGGTATATAGAGATGAATATTATCATCCAGAGGATACCCCAGACCGAGGTTTGGCAGAATTAATTGTTGCAAAAAACAGAATGGGGCAGATTGGTTATGTAAAATGTCAATTTGATGGTCAATTTTCTAAATTTTCAGATGTGGAGGTAGATATATATGGATTATCTAATAAGGGCGGACAAGTACACTAGATCGGCAAAGGGTTATCCTTGCCAAATGAGGCTAGAGGGTTGTATGCCAGAGAATGAGTCTGTAGTTTTTGCTCATTTAAATCATGGAGGTATGGGATTAAAGGCATATCCTATACATGGTGCATATTTATGTTTAAACTGCCATGATATATATGATGGTAGAAAACAAGTAGACCCACCTTATGATAGGGAATTTCTTGAATTACAAATGCTTAGAGCAGTAATAAATACCCAAAGAATAATGATAAAAAAGGGTATAATCCAACTCTAAAATGGATAAGAACTCACTCTATTATATTGACGAACCAACCTGTATCAGTTTTTCTGGGGGCCGCACCTCTGCATTCATGCTACATAAGGTACTTGAGGCACATGATGGTGACTTACCAGAGTTCGCTAAAATAACTTTCGCTAACACGGGTAAAGAAATGCCCCAGACATTAGATTTTGTTAGAGATGTTGGGAAGAAGTGGGAAGTTGATATTGTCTGGCTTGAGAGATTTGCCAGACCTGCCAGGGAAGATGAAAAAAACAAATATGTTTATGAAACTAAAGTAGTTGATTATGACTCTGCAAGTAGAAATGGTGAGCCTTTCGCAGCCTTAATCAAGGCAAGAAGATATGCCCCTAATCCAGTTGCTAGGTTTTGTACTGCCGATCTAAAAATAAGAGCGATTAGAGATTACTTGGTTGATCAATGTGGTTTTGAAACACCCTACCTTTCCTTTATAGGGATAAGGGGCGATGAAGTTAGAAGGGCCGTTAAGATGAATGGTAAAATCGAAAGTGGCCAAGAGAGATATTTACCTCTTTATCTGGAGGGTGTAACTGCTAAAGATGTTGGAAAATTTTGGGATCAGAATGATTTTGATTTAGATCTACCAAACAATAATGGTGTAACCGATTGGGGAAATTGTGATTTATGTTTCCTAAAAGGACATAAAAAGAAACAAAGTATTATTAATACTAGGCCAGAATTGGCAGATTGGTGGATTGATCAAGAAGAATCATTGACAGAACTAGTTGGAAAAGCAGCATACTTTAGATCAGATCAACCCAGTTATCAAACCATGAAAAAAATAGCACTTGAACAAACAAGTATTTTTGATGACCTTTATAGTGATGAAACCATCCCTTGTTTTTGTGGAGATTAAATGAAAATAATAGCGTTAATAATTGTTGTACAACTTATGGTGGCACTCTTATCTGGGTGTAGTGAATTTAAAACCTTAATGGAAGAGAAACAGTTGACTTGTACACCAGACGCAGTATTTACTAACTCATGTGATGGGTGGGAAGTATGAGGCTACTAAAATTTATCCTATATTCAATCTATTTCCTGTTGGCAGCAACCAGTACAGGTTGTCTGGTTTATGTTGTTATGTGGCTAGAGGCACTAAGAAAAGGTTGGTTGGTGTGAGAATAAAAGAAGGAAAGTGGTACGAACCAAACGGATATGTTTTTGATAGAGTTAATTTTAAAGGTGAAGTAGTCTTTAGAAGAAACACTAAAGAAACCCTACATGAAGTTGAAAATTATTTAGAACTTAAAGGTATTGAGTATGAAGTTAGAAGTGGTGCTAAAATACTTTGGATAAGAACAAACAGAGGACTCTATTCTTACTATTATACAACTGGTAGATGGAGTCCTTATGTGGAGAGCGGTTATCCCAGAAAACATTATAAGTCTAATGGGATAGTCGATTTTATAACAAGGTTTGCTACTGGAAGTTTAAAGCAAATGTATAAAAAGAAGGAGAAGTAATAGTGATAGAAAAAATAATAAAAGGTGCAGATTTGTCAATAAATCTGGGTATTAAGTTAATCTCACTTGCTATAGTCTTGCAAATTGTCTTTGGTCATTCAGTACCCTTTTTGGGTGGCAATGTCATCGGCACAATCATCGGGATAGTTGGTCAACTCGGTGCTGCAGGATTGGTCGGTATTATCGCAGCCATTATTATATGGCGATTGTTAGATGATGATATTCGTAAAGAGTTGGAGGAGTAATTAGTTATGGAAAAATTTCTACAAATGGTTCGAGAGAATCGGAGTATATCTATTTTTATAGGAATAGTTGTGTTGCTTGTAATAGGATCATGGTTAGGACTTTAAAAAAGGGATACATAATAAATTACACAGACAGGTGGGATAAAAAAAAACAAAACCCCACCTTTGACCCCTGGAAATTTGTTAAAGAAAATACACCCAAATCCAGACCATTATGGAAAAAGGATTGGAATAAATGAGTCATAAAAAACCCCATAAGATTATTAATAAACTACAACACGCAGTTCGTCATAGCGTGTTGTGGCATCCTAGAATAATTATTAATAAAAAAAGGGAAGAAAAAAAGCGAGGAGTGTGGCATAATGATCAGTAGGGTTATTTTTAAAGATAAACCTAAAGAACTCACCTTTAGATCACTTGTGAAAGATTTCTTTAGAGAGAATCCAGATATAGACACAGCGACAGTTTCTATAGAGAAAGGCAAACCTAAAAGATCAAATGCTCAAAACAGACTTTATTGGTCTTGGGTTTCAATAATAGCCGAAGAGATAGGGTATTCAAAAACACAAATGCACCTTATTCTGGCAGACCGATTCTTGGATAAGATAGAATTCGACTACAGGGGAATACGAGGGGGTTACACCAAGAAAGGAAAAAAGATTAGTCAGATTCCCTCTACACGAGATTTGAATGTGATGCAATTTGTTGATTATCTGTACGAAATTGAAGATATGTTTGAAGGCTCTGGGGAGTGGAATATAAGATTACCCAGAGGGGAAGATTATCAACTAGCAATATATGGGAACAACAATGGCAGGACTCAATCGAGAGAGGTTAGATAAATTAGACATTATTTCAGATAATGTTAGAGATGCTATTGAGGTTGCTAGAGAGGGAGATAACGAAAGAGATACAGAAATAAGGTTGCTCTTAGCCATAGCGATTAGAGAGATCGACCTTTTACGAGGCGAACAGTATGAGGATTACATTTGATATAGACCCCATACCTGCTTCCAGGCCCAGAGTTTCCAGATGGTCTACTTACTACCCTAAAAGGTACACTAAATTCCGAGAGAAAATGAAAGCACTTACAGGTGAGTTAGAAACGACCCCCTTTGAAAAGTTAGTTTCTGTATCTGTGGTGTTTCATATCGGAATGCCGAAGTCCTGGTCGAAGAAAAAAAAGAAAGAGAAGAATAAAGGATTCTGCGACAACAATGCAGACCTTGATAATTACCAAAAGGCAATTCTAGATTCCTTGAATGGTGTTTTATATATAGATGATCGTCAGATTGTTGAGATATTCGCCAGTAAGAGATATAGCGACAAGCCTTTTATTGAACTTGAAATACATGAAATAGGAGAAGAGAATGACTGTAGAGAAATTGGAAATGTGTGAATTTTTATCAGAGGATTATGCTCAAAGAGCAGCAAAGAGGGGAATGGATTACAAGGAATCCTATGAGAGTTATATGAGTCGATCGCAGAAAAGAAATTTCCAAGATGTTCTACAACTTTTTTCAATGGTTAAGAATTTTTCAAATACCATTAAATCCAATAAAAAAGAGGAATATGTCATTACGAAAAATGACGATGATTGCGAGGATGGTGTTTGTAAACTATAGAACATCTAATTCACTAGGATGTATAATTAGTATATTCTAATTACAGGAGTGGGAAGTGGCAAAGGGAAAGGTGGTACATCAAATTAATATCAAGGTCGATGAAAGGGATTTAGCCTTGATAGATGCCAAGGCAGATAGAATGGGTATATCAAGATCGGCAATGATTAAGTTATTTGCCATTAATGGTGAGTTGACTGTAAATATGCGAAACGAGATTAAACGCCCTCATCTTTAAAAGTAAGGGGTAGGGCAGCCTCAAGTAAAAAACATCCTGTAACCCCCTCGTATTCCCCTGTAAAGGGTATGTCTAGGTATTACTAAATCTTTTTAGGGGTCTTAAATCAAGGATTT